GTTGATAAGGAGACATAAACTGTTGATAAGCTTGAGGTCCTGTTAACCCACCAGCTGTTGTTTGTGCAGCTGCAGCTTGATTTAAAAAAGGTTGATACGCACCAATACCTTGTGTGGCTAATTGTTGAGCTTGTGCTTGTAAAGGATCTTGACCAGCAACAAATTGTTGACCAAATGCTTTGGATAGATCAGCTGTTTTATATCCACCTGTAGCTGTTGCAAGGTCACCTAAATAAACTTTACCTGCTGCTTCTATAAATTCTGGTGGTAATACTCTTGTTTCTGTTACTGCCATTACACTACTCTCTTTTCCATTGTTTTCATTTGATCATATAACCTTTGGGCACCTTTTTCAATGTTTCCGCCACCCATTCCTCTAACAGCATCTGCTGTCATTACGAATTCGTTTTTACTTAACATAGCAGGTACGTCATCTGCTTTTTCTTTTATACCAACTGGTACAAATCCACCAGTCTCTCTATAGTCTCGTTCTATAGTACCAGCTTTATTAGCTCTCATAACACCTGTAGGCATTAATCCTCCATTAGCTGCCATTGTTTTTTCTACAGCTACTTTTTGTCTACGTTTGTTTTCTAAATATTCTTTATAAAGTTGTTCAGCATTTTGTTTTTTATTAAATTCTTCTCTACCTTTTAAATATTCTTGAAAATCTTTATTAGCTCCAGCTTCTAAACCAATACGTCCACCTTCTGCTTGTTTAGTCATGCTGTCTATGTACAATCTTCTTAAAAAAGCTTTCTGTACTTCTGGAGACAAATCTTTTAAATAACTTAAATCTTCCTCTTCGTAGTCACCTAGAGCAGTTTTTTTAGAACCTCCTTTTAAACCAACTCTACCACCTACAGCATACTCAGATGTATTGGTTGTAACAAACTCTTCTACTTCTTCAGCAGATGCATCAGGATTTGTTTTACTATAATAATCTCTTAAATAAATTTTTACTTTTTCTGGATCTCTTTTAGTTTCTTCTATCTCTTCTGGACTCATACCTGAAGCAGCTAAGATACTTCCTATTGCTCCTACTGTATATCCACCGCCAGGGATTTTACCCATTAGACTACTTAAAATTCCTGTAGTTTTACCTAACCCCATTGAAGGAGGTAAAGCGCTACCACCAAAAAGAGCTCCCCCAATTCTTGATCCAATTCCTCCAAGCCCTGATAAAGGACCCATACCCATTAGACCTGCACCACCAAGACCTATTAAAGCAGCTTTACCGATAGGTGACTTAATAACTTTTTTAACTGTCTTACCTATTGATTTAACTAAACTTCCTAGTCCGTATAATTGTCTGGGTTGTTGCATTCTTGATATTGCCATAATTTAAATACATTTATATTGTTGAGCAGGCATAGATATCCTGAAAATACTATACTTTATTTGATTTTTGTATCTTCGTCAAGCGGTTTGGCATGCTTTGCAGGTCTATGACCTTGGTATAAATCATCATAAAAACTACCACAGTATTGAAACTCTCCAACATGTGTTATTACATCCATTACGTAGATATGAACCTTACCACCCATTTCACCCCATCTCTCACAAAAACCAAAATCTTCACCAAAATAACGTTTAGTCTTAGGGTCATGGATTGTGTCAAATAAGTTATACATATTATCTTTTTTTTCTTCTACACCATTAATGTAAGTGGGTTGAAATATTTCTAACTCAGGGTATTTTTCAATCATGCTGGTTAATACTTTTCTTTTAATTAACATACATCCTGTAGGAGCGTGAGTTACTTCTATGATACCTTTATCAGCTATAATGTTATTTTTATCTTTTACTTTTATTGGGTAAGTAAAGCCAGCTCTTGATAAATCTTGAGCAGAATTAATTGCATCTTCTTTATTATTAACTCTTCTCCATATCTTATCCCAGTCTAACATCTTCATAGGATAAGGACATGCTATAACATCTAAATCTGCATCTAACATTTTTTCAATAGTAGAAAATTGAAAGTCAATATCTGAATCTATAAATAATAAATGAGTATAATTATCAGGGTGATTTAACATCTCCGCTACACATAAATTTCTACCTTGTGTAACTAAAGAAGATTTTAATAATGTAAAACTAACTTGTATTCTTTTTTGCATACACTCTTGTTGAAATTTTAAAACAGCTTGTGTGTAATGCATAGAAGTATCACTATGACAAGGAGTACACACCATTATTCTATAATTAGAATGTTTACTAGCTTCTGTTAAATTAATTGTGGTTACTTCTGAATCATCAGGTTTGTTAAACCATATAGGTTTATTGGGATTTTGCATTGATAGCTCCTTTTAAAAAATTGGTCCATCCATTGCCTATTTTATTCCAATTGTAATAAATGTTAACATAATGAGATTGTGACTCTATGTGATTATGTATTTGTGGATGATGTAAAGTTTTAGCTGCAGCTTCTATTCCATAAGCAAATTTAGAAGCTAGTCTCATATAATTATCATCATAAGGAACATACATTGGAAACTCTGCACCTGTTTCAAATAGTGCACCTAAATTGGTTGTGATACAATATAAACCACCTGCCATACATTCTAATAAAGATATACAAGATGTTTCTTCAAATATACTTGGATACACATACATATTATATTTATGCATGTTATCTTTAATATAACTATTAGGTTTGTAACCTATGTAGTTTACATTAGGTAATTGTTTTGCTTGTTCATAAAGTTCTTTATAGTTATCATCATTTTTTTCCATGAAGTCTTTGCCATATATTTCTGTTGATGAATAAACATCTAAAGTAATTAATGGGTTCTTAACTAATTGCATAGCACCAAGTAAAACAGATAATCCTCTCCACGGTGTATTTTGATGAATGATTTTTATAGGGTCACCTTCTTTGTAAGGTTCAGCTTTTTTAATGTAATCTATACCATTTTTAATAACTACACATTTTTCTAATGGTAATCCAAACATCATTCTAAATTTTTCAAAAGTCCAATGAGAATTAAAAACATACCAATCATACTTTTTATGATTAGATTTATCTTGAAACCATGGTGCAAGATTCGGTTGATCATATGAATTCTTTTGCCAAAGTATATTTACTTTAGTTGGATGTAATGGAATTTTTTCAGGTACAGATGTTGTAATCTGAACTTGATCTAATAATTTTTTATCTACGTATTTTTCTAAATAACTAAATTGTAATTCTGTTCCACCTTTAGGTGTTTGATTTCTTATTTTCATTCATAACTTTCTGTAAAATGTTTAGTCCTTTCGGAGATACTTGTACTGTTAAATCTTGAGCAATATGCTCTGCGACTGTTTCAGTAGTAGGATCTGCTATATCAGCTTCTTTCTCTGCTTCGTCTTTATATATCTTATTTGTTCTAGTATTTCTTAATACTACTGTTGTAGTACAATCTATTTTTAAAATATTATCATCCATTTTGTTGCGACCTATCTATTAAAGCGTAACTCACAGCACCTGTTATTTCATTTGCTGTCCCCGCTTGCATCTTTATAACGTCCCCTGCTTCTAAATTCAAGGTATTTTTTAACATGTTAACAGTCTCTTTATTTAAGTCTTCATGACCAATAATAACATTACTACCCCCTGATTTTTTTAAAAGTAAATCTATGTCCACTGAACTAGCAGTATCATGCACTGTTTGAACTGTTTTTACAATTGCTACTGCGGAAGTTGCTACTGTTAATACTGTAGTTAAGTTAGTAGTTGTTAAATTAAATACTGCACTTTTATACTGTATGGTCATGATAAAAAGTAATTATACGTATCTTGTTCTTCTTTCAAGTCATTTTGAAATGAAAAATTAAGTTGATCTTTTACTGTAGCAATAGACTCTAAAATTTGTCTTTGATTATCTACTTCATATTCTTGTTTAGGTTCTGGTATATATGCAGTTACTTTAGCCATTAGACGCTCCCGCTATAAGGAAAAAAAGGATATTCTCTACTTGCATACTGTGGTAATGATTCAAGTATAGGTTGTTTATTTGTGTTAGGCATTAAATAATTAGGTTGAAGAGACATTGAATTATTATCTACAAATCTTAAAGTGTTTATTCCTGTATCAGGTTTATAAAAAGGTGTATTTGTTTCAGCCATATATGTAGTAATATCTTGATTAGGAATAATTGATTGCTCAGTATTTATTGCAAGGTCATTACCAAAATCAAGAAACTGTTGTGCATCTTGCTCTGCAGTATTGGGAACAATTCCCATTTGAGATCTTAAAGCAGCAAGTCTTTCATCTAAATCAGTATTACTATAATCTCCATCAGCATATTTTGTATTTAATGTGTTTTGTATTGTGTTAATTCTATTAAGATTAATTCTTTGTTGTCTAGCATCATCATATTCTTGTTGAGTTCCATAACCCGTAAACTTTTCTCTAAAGTCACCAAGTGCATTATTTATATTAGTTATACCTTGTTTGCCTTGATTAAAAAGAAAACTAGCACCAGGTACAGCAAAACCTAATAATGCTTTAAATAAATTACGTATTCCACCTTTATTTCTTAATTGATTTCTAGCACCAACTGTATCTAAAGATACTGGTTTATATGTTCTTCGTAAAAAAGAAGGTTCAAATCTAGAAGCATTATTTCTATTTAAGTTATCTACAAATTCTTGTCTGCTTCTTTTATAATCGGCTCCACTAGGTCCTGGACCTAAATCATTAAAGCTTGCTCCACCAGCACTAACGTTAGGAGCTCCTTTATTAGTGGCTGCTCTCGTAGGTGTAGATACAGTTCCCATATCAGCTCCACCTTTAAAATTTCTTCTAGCAGTTATTCTTTTGTCTATCATTATCTTCTTCCGTCTGGTTTTGCATCCAGTCTAAGAGTACCATAACGCCAGGTTTCTCCAACTGCATCATTTTCTATTTTAAGTGCTACTAGTCTTGCTCTTGCACGAGTATCTATTTTATCAGTAGATGAGTTAACTGTAAAGGGTCCAAGTGGAGAACTTACAGCTGTGCCATTAGGGTAATCATTTAGAAGTAAAGTAATTTTTGAGTTTCCTTCTAATACCTGAAAATCAGGTATAAATCTTTTAACTGACATAATATATTCACCATCTCCTCTAAAGTCCGCAACACCTGTTTGAGTTCCTAAAGCACTTGATCTACTTGCTATATCATAATCACCTGATTGAATAAAAGCATCAATAGAAGTTGTACCAGATGAATTTACTTGATCGGTTCCGGTTTCATGAGCATAGTAAATGGATGCACCATAGGTTGCTGTTATACCTTGAATTGGAAAGTTAGGTAAAGAGGTCGAATTGTATTCCGTTGCATAAGGCAAATCAAAAAGTCCTTGATCCATATAACTAGTTCTAGCTAATGATGAGGTAGTCCAAACCCTTTCTGCGTAATTAT